ATATACCTTTCTCAATATTGGTAGCAATGGTTTCGATGCTTTCGTCGTCGCCACCGCCATTGCCACTGCCACCGCCGACCTGAACCGGCGGCTGTAACACAGCTACAATGCGTTTTCGCACTTCCGCGCGAAACTGGTCAGGGTAAGCAATCGATTCAATCGTCGACATTATTGTATTATAATCAATAAACCATAATTCTTTATTCAATTTTTCATACATATTCTTCTTCTGTGAGTTCTGTTTCACTTTCGAATGATGACAATGGTTCTTCAATTACTTTTTTAGTCGTTCCTGATTGCTTGCGTTTCGGTTTCGTTTCGGTCGTCTTTGTAGACGATGCCGCCGCTGTTCCCGCCGCCGCCGCCGCCGCCGCTGTTCCTCCCGCCGCCTTCTTAGATTTCGGAATCACCGGTTCTTTGTCAGTGTCAGACACATCAGGCGAACCAGACGAAGAAGGCGTCAATGATTCGGTCTCCGTCTCCGTTTCCGTGATAAACTCACTTTCCGTAGATTCAGATTTATTTTTCTTACCAAAACGACCTTTGGAGTTCTTCCGCGATTTCTTCTCGACATTATCGTCGTCATCATCTTCGACGACAAACCCGTCCTTTAAATACCCGTTGCTCGTTTTTTTATGTTCCGGAATACCGTCCAATTCGTCGAGTTCATTTTCATCCTCGACAGCAGTCGCAGCAAGGTCTTCAAAACCACCAAATAATTTTTCGTAAATAACATTCCAGAGTTCGATTGTTAAATCAACCGCGGTTTCTTTGTCAATACGGGCAACTAACGCGATATTTCCGAAAATGATGAGTTCGTCGATAGGCGGCGGCAACTCATACTTATTCTCATTTCCAGCCCGACCATCCGTCTTCGCCCAGACATCGATATACATATATTTTGGGATGACCGGTTCCGTTTCATTTGAAACAAGAAACGCGAACCTTTTCTTATTTTTATAACGCCAGGTATGATAGCAACTGAAACCATCGTGATTGCGAAAACTACATTTTTTAGCTAACAGAACAGTCAGCTTCTCTAATGTAGTATCTTCAGTAGGTTCGACGAGACATTCTGATAATGTGCCGGTTTTTGAAATAATGACAATGGTAGTCTTTGTATTGGAGTTGTTGTGTTTCGTGGACATAATGGAATGATAGTTATATCAATACATTCATTTGTTTCTAAATCATTTATGAATATAAACATATATCGTGTCATTATAGTAAGGAACTCTGATACGGATGGCGAGTCATAATGAAGTTCGAACAAACCATATTCGTAATCAGCGTAAAAACCAGAATGCCAGACAAGCGGCAATGATTTCCGGACTAAGCACGATATATCGTAATCAAACCACGACCCACGCGATTCAAACACGACAGCAAACCGAACCCAGAATATTCTTACTCGATATAACACTGGAAGATATGAATCGAATGTATTCTAAAATACACGGAATCATTGAAAAAGGCCGTATTCGACCAAAAGGGATGGAAGTGTTTTTTGTGACTCGAAAAATGGAGGATTTGTTGTGGAGTGATGATGCTATTTATGAAATACAACAACACAATTCTGCGAATAATAGCACTACCAATGTCGTGGAACGAATTCCGGTCGACGGGCCGGTTTCAACTGTCGAGATTTCGAGAGAGTGTAGCAATGACCCGTCGCTATCTATGATGTGTATTCCTGTTGTGGTGGATGAAAGTTATTACAGATTGAATACACATACGACGGTTGTAGGAAGATGTATCTCGCCGAACCATATCGTAACCCGGCATATGAAAATCGTCGTGAAACTACATCCGAAATCATTGAATTCATTTGTATTTATTATGAATGAAACAGAGACACAAGTTCTTGACTTTTATGTGACTACTGAAAATGGTATTATTGAAGATAGCCAACAACGCAGCGGCAGTGGCAGTGGCAGCGGCGACATTATTACGAAACAGTGTAAGGCCGATATAATATCGTTTATCGACCACTTCAAATTATGTTCGTAATATACACATGTATAATGTTGTGGTTCATACAAAATATCCTTTTTTCTATTAGTTTAATTGTAGTCATACATTATTTATACATTTATTTCGAAACAACGCTTACCGCTCCGAAAGTGAAAGACCTTATTCATTGTCCAAAACAGAAATACAAATCGTTATTTGATACAATAAACAAGAATTTAGATGGTTCGCAACACGAGACACAATCGTCATCGTCATCGTCATCGTCATCGTCATCGTCATTGCAATCGTCATCGTCATTTCCAGATGTATCCCGAGATTTAGGAAGTATACAACAACCTGAAAAGAAAGAAACCAATGATATGAAGTCCGACTTAAAACTATTTCTACGAGGCATTGGATTGAAATCAAAATCTAAACCTGATACTGCTTTTCGCCCGAGCTATGAAATGAGTTAAAGCCATCCAGTTATATTACTATATAGCAATCAAATGCAACGCCGGCATTCTTCGACTTCGCACTCGACTTCGTCTCGTGTATTATCTATTGCCGACGCCGATATACTTTTGTCTAGTTTTCCTACTACAAGACTTTCTTATGAAGTGTCTATTCATAAGAACGACGCCCAAACCGCTGCTTGCGGCAACGAATATAAATGTTTTATTCTTCCGAAAGGTCGTAGATGTATTGCTTGGGCTACAGAGTGGAAACGACAAATGATATTCGCGTTGATTGAAATCGATGGCGCAAATCACAGCCACAGTCACGGCAATGAGCTTCGGCCGGCGATTCGAAAATTTCACCAGGACTGTGGTTGGTTTCCCGGAAAAGTGTATATTTATGACGCGTGTTTTGACCGAACGCTTGCTTATGGAACGGTATTTGGCGGGGTAATGTTTCGGTCAAGTGCTACGCCAAGTCAATTGTTTTCAATCCATACAATTTATTGGTATAAAGGGAATTCCGTCCCTCCTCTTACAGGTCTCGAACATATTCGATTATCGGAAGAAATATTCTATGAACATAATATTCGCCAGGTTGCTTATACGAAAGAGAACAGTGTAGTTTTTGGATTGCCGGTATTATGTAATAATGAAAACGACGCCCGACATATCGCGTGTGGATTGCCGTATCAAGTATTTGCAATACAATATCGTTATTTAAAACATACGCGAGTATGTCAAAAGTTTTTTCAAGAAAAACCGGTGAATACATACGTGCCATCACCCCTGCCCCTGCCCCTGCCCCTGCCCCTGCCGTCTCAGAACGCCCCCGCACCACATTCAATTGACAATCAACGCCAGGTGTTTATTCCTCCGCAGGATGAAATGCTCACAAATATTCAAAGCACATTCATCGTTCGTCCAAATATACAAAACGACGTATACGAATTATTTGTAATTCCAGACAATTCGCGCACTCCGTCGTCGCCAGTGTTTCATAATTTCGCCCATATCCCAAGTTATAAAACAAGCGTTATGATGAACCTGTTATTTCGAAAGATTACTGAAAATAACAGTCTCGACGCATTAGAAGAGAGCGAGGATGAGGCCGACTTTGAAAACACGGAGCCAGATAAATATGTGTCGCTTTCGAAAGAATACCGGATGGTGTGTCGGTTTAACAAACGATTTTGTAAATGGGTTCCAATTGACTTGAGTCGGCGAGGTGAGGTTATCACATCACAGCAAGTAAAACAACACGAGTCGAGGTATGTGAATTTTTGCCGGAATAAATGAGTATAAACGAAAATTACTATATCTTTATACCAAATGAATCGTATCACTCCTGGTTCTGTTCATTCATTACTACGAGAATGGAAACGGGTATTGCCGTATATTCAACCGTGTTACGCCATATCCAATTCATCCACCGAACACACCATTCGCGGTATGCGTGAACATCGTATTCCAATGTTGTGTAAAACACCAGCGCAAGTTCGTGTTGTAAACGATTATACGCTTACGATTGAGGCATCACGATTCGGAAATAATGAATATATCACGCGAGGGCGGCTGTCCGAGTCCGCGACAGCGACCGCGACCGCGTCACCGACACCGACAATCCCCTTGTGGGTCTATACGAAAATTTCTCACGAAGGCATCGAGGAGACGCGAAAAGTATTTGAAGAAATATGGGCACACAAGCATATATGTAAAGGTATTGTGTTTGATATTCATAATTTTGCAGATACAGCCAGAAACTGCATATTGCCATCCTTATATAGTTATAAAATTGGGATGGATTATGTCGTAAGAAACATCGCACGCCCATTTGAGAAAGAATACGGAATATATACACCGTATATTATGATGGATGGTCGTGAGAATATAACGCGTCCAGAGCATTTATACGAGTTGAATGAGATTGTCAATGAACCAATGAATAGGGATAAACGCGGACTTCTAATGATTGTGGATGCTTTGTTTGATGGTCACCGTGATTGATTCGTCGATTCGTCTTTTATTTCTATTGTTATAGTATAGTAAATGCAGGAAGAACCTCTCAGTGGCGGTAGTGGTAAGGCAAGGCGTAAAATCGCTCTCGGAAACGAACATATGAATCTTCAGCCGTCTGCTCCTATCAGCGGTCAGAAAATAAAGCGTGTTAAGCCTTTTTCGGTCAAAGACCCCTCGAAATATTTAGCACGGCTTCGTTCATCTCCGTGCCGTTCAAAAACACAGAAGAAATGTAACAGTCGTAAGTTGCGACAGAGCTGTAAGTATGCTCGGGGAACAAAGCGTTCGTTTTGCCGTAGACGCTCCAATAAGAGTTACAAGTAATAATAATCAATACGCGATTTCATTATAATATATGTATAGTATATCATAATGTCATATTTGCATTCAAATCCTCTAGCCGAGCATAATTCGGGTATCGCGTTATCTAGCAAAGATATCCCCCAGAACAGTGGAACTGGTAATATGTATCAAGGTCAAGGCGGTCGTGCGTTTGTCCAAGGTGGCGGCGGTATGAGCCAGTTTTATTCATTCAATCCCAGCGTATCCGACTCGGAGAATTTTCACGCTCGCGGTTCATATGCTCCTGTAACGGTCGGTATTAATTCTTCAGCTGACGGGATGGTGGGCGGCGGCCGTAGTCGTCGTCGTCGTCGTGAGCGAAAAAAGTCGAAGTCGCGGTCGAAGTCGACATACCGCAATCGCCGCCGCATTACGAAGTGTAAGAAGTGTAAGTGTGATATTATTACTGGTGTCGGTGGTAGTGGCAAGAAGAAATGCTGTAATAAAAAGGTCAGAAAAACACAACGCAATCATCAACACGGCGGAAGTATGTTCGCGAATGCTGCGTATTCTGTCGCTGGTTCAGGAACAGAAGTCGGTCCGGCAACTACAGCATTAGCAAATCCTGCACCTTATACTGCTTATAATAGCTGTCATCCGGTTCAGTAATTTCCGGCGTTGGCTCCGCGCGTCGTGCGTCGTTTCACTCCACTAGCTGTATCAAGCATTTCCCATTCGTCTTCGGAATGGTTGATTTCATTTTGTTTTTTGCATTCACTTCTGTCGTCACCGAGAGATTTCCCGTCTCTTCATCGATTTCAATAATATCGGCATTCGCTAGTTCGGCGTCTCGTGCCGCCGCTGCCGCCGCCGCCGCTACTTTAGGCGGCGTATATTTCACAGTCCATGCATTCTTATAATACCCTTCTGTATCCGTCATCACAATCTTATATTTTTGTTTGATATAATATGTCTGTCGTTTTAGCCATTGTGCCCGAAATACATCTTGTGGGTCGATAATGTCAATCACGAGAGGCGACGCGTGTTTTACGCGCAGAATACGACCAACCGACTGACATACATCCGTCTTCGGCGACGCCATAATCAGTGTGGTCAGCGTCTTGATGTCCAACCCCTCCGACGCCATTGCATAGGTCGCAATAATCACCTTCTTACTCTCGCTCAGTTTTAGCGCCGCCTCTTTCATTCCGCCTACATAATACCCGACGGTCGCGATTTTCCGGTGTTCTATTGCTTCGTGGAAATACTCGAGTAGAGACCGGTTATGTGCCAGTATCATTACTTGTTGGTCGGGGTTGGTCGCCAATTCATTCTGTAGCACATCCAATATAAATTCGCTTCGCCGGTTATAATTACACACTTTAGATATCATCGTGCTGAATTTCGGGTTGCCTCGATAGTCGTATTCGGTTTCATTGAATTCGGCATCATCCACCTTATACTGTATTCCCTTCACAATAACCGCGTGAGATGTCGTGTCATTTTTCTCCTTATGAACCACATCGCCCAGGAAATATTTAAATACTTTCGTAAGCCCATCTTTGCGCACCATTGTGCCGGATAAACCGAGAGTGTATTTCGTAACCACCTTCATCATACACCGGCAAAACACTTCCGCCGACATATGATGACATTCGTCGTATACAGAGAGACCAAATGTGTCGAATAGGTCTCTCGGATACTCTTTCATTGAAAGCGACTGAAGCATCCCAATGACAATATCTTTATCGTCGATGTCTAGGATTTGCCCTTGTATCATTCCAACTCGTGCTGCCGGTAAGAACTGCTGTATTCTCTCAATCCATTGATTTAAAAGGAAGCTTTTATGGACGATGACGAGAGTTTTCAAGCGAAGTCGAGAGATGATATTCAACGCCATAACCGTCTTTCCTTTGCCCGGGTCTACATCGAGAAGCCCGCCTCCACCCATCCCGGCGTTTTCAGGTTTGGTGACTTGTTGTATATACTTTTCCACGATGACATTCTGGTATTCACGCATCTCTCCTGAGAATACGAGAGAATCCGCGACTGATGACCCAGGCGGAATCCGCGTTTCTTCAGGCGGACCATATATTTTCGTTCCATAAAACCGCGGAATATATATTTTTTTAGAACATTCGCGATAAATCGGGAATTTAGGTGGTTGGACGGGTGCTTTAGGAACATATGCTCCCACCGTAAGTTCATCTCTCAGTAATTTCATATCGTCCGCTTCCATACATTCTTTAAGGAGCGTATATCCTCGCGGGCCGAAATACGACGCAGGAGCGGCGGCAGCGGCGGTCATTGTTATTCTTATAGTTTTGAATCGTCGAGAGATTTCAATTGTATTTGATTTAGTTTTAGAATAATATATTCTATACTAATAATAACTATTCTTTATATATACATACATAGATGGACACTTTTCGCACATTAATGCGTCAAGAAAAGCAGCACGAAATGGTGATTTTCGTTCTCTTGATTTTATATATCGTCTTTACGCCATCCGTTCCTTTGGCTCTTGCTGAATACGCCGAAAGCACAGTTGGTCAGGTCATTGTCGTAATTCTCGCGATTACTCTCTTTTTAAGCACAAACCCGGTCGTCGGTATTTTAGGGTTTTTGGCGGCATATGAATTTATTCGCAGGTCTAGCCGTGCGACGGGTGTTTATGGTATTGAAACCTTTTCGCCGACGGAGGAGAAGAAGCAGCAAATTATGACGGCAATGAACCCGGCACCCGAGAGAACTCTCGAAGAAGAACTTGTAAAAAGTCTTGTCACCATTGCTCCAAATGACCAGAATGCTGGTCTCTCGGATGGTGGTTCTTTTCAGCCTGTTCTTGGCGACCTTCACGGTGCTGTCGAGCCGGATTACGATGGCCCGATTTAATGTCGGGACGCCCGCCGCCCGCTGCCGCCGGCGATTACTGTTGTTTTGATATAACACATTTTATCAAAACAAATACACGACGACGACGACGACTACCAGAATGTCTCGAAATCGTTTACAGGGCCATTGCCTCTGCCGCCACCGCCGCCACCGCCGCTTTGCGACATCGACTCACCCATCGTATTTATTTTATTCCCAATCCTATTAAAAATGAACCGGAACAAATAAAAGAGAATGGCCGCAATACAAAGACCGACCAATGTTCCAATGAGCGTGCGAAAGATGTCGTTTTGCATAACGGCCTCCCAACTTAGCCCGAATTTACTCAAATCGAGTTCCGCCAAACTACCGAGCTCACCATTGTTCGCCGACTGCTGATACAACACAGTTCCGTCTTCGCCGGTTGGATTACATTTGATATAAATATCACCATTCCCTTTCGCGTTATTTGCACCCCGCTTATTGTAATAATACATATTTTTGGGCATTTTACTCTCGGGGATAGGCGGCGTTTTGGTGATAGATGTATCTCGGTTTGTATCATTCAAACTCGCCAATGAGTCGCGGAACACGAGTATCGCGTCCTTTTTGTGATAGACGATATAGTTATATACACCGGTATATTGCGGTAATAAATGACGGCCAACATAAGTGAAAAACCCCTCTTTTGGAATAAGGTTGCCTAAATTGAAATTGTTTACATCAGAGATATACTTTCCGCCGCTACTTGAACGGCTAGGTAAACTCTGTAATATCGTATTCATTATATCGGAGCTTTGTTTTCCAGAGCCATTGCCAATATTTATCGGAATCGATACAATTAAATTGCGACCATCGGCACTGGAGTGATATGCAAGTATCTCAGCATCTGCGAGAGCACCGTCATATCGATGTAACGATGGCTGATGAATATGGATATGTTCTACTTTATAATCTACACCATTATACTTGGCCGGATAAATCCCGCCACTGCCACTATCATATGGAATACGTAGATATGACCCCTTATGAAATACATTACAAGTGCTCGTATTGTATTGATATGAGAAGTTGCATGTAGATGAACATTGCCGGTCTTCTTTACGCATTATGTCAGATGTTAGATTTACTGGAGCATCGCGGTTTGATTTGTTTCTAGATGCCATTTGTATTCTTTTTTACGATGTATGTGTATTCTATATATAATATTATATATAATTTATGTATATGGAATCGGATGAAATTATCACGAAATAAGATAAGAAAAATACGGAAACAACAACATCAAAGTGCTCGAAAATGGAAAAAAAACTATAAATCGGGACGAAGAACCACATTTAGACAAAGTCGTCGTCAAATTGACAGTGGTGACAAGCATTCTTCAAAACTGGATAGTGTCATACGGCGAACATTGAAAAAGTATATCTCTCCGTTGAAATTAAATGAACTAAAAGAAGAGTATAAACGATTGCGCCGTCAACGCCGCAAACAACGGCAATATGGTGGTCTCACGAAAGAAGGCGAAGGGGCTGTTGAACCCCAAGAACCAGTAAAGGTTATCGAACCCGAAACAAAAACAGACGACAATAAAGCGTCGTCGGCGGCGTCGTCGTCGTCGGCGTCGTCTCTAGATAATATCAAACTGGTTACCGAGATTGCTGCCGCGATTGTTAGTTCGATTATAAGTAAGAAGAAAGATGACGCATCAAAAGAGGCAGCAGCGGCGACTCCTGCCCCTGCCCCTGCCCCTGCCCCTGCCCCTGCCCCCGCCGCTGATGCCGCTGCTCCTGCACCTGCTCCCGATGCCCCTGCTCCCGATGCCGCCACCGCCCCCGACGCCGCCACCGCCACCGGCGATGCTACCGCGTCCGAGGCCACGAGTAACGAAAAACCGGTATTTGAACTGGGCCCCAAGATAAAAGGCGATGTATCGATTGGTGTAGAACCACACGAATGTAAAAATGTAAATGACGTATGGCGTCTCGTCCAATTTCTTGTCCAGAAAGGCCTTCCTTATTACATTCAAATTGAACTTAAAGCCGGTGATAAGGCATTGAATAAAAACGACTCATCTGTATTCGACCTTCGCCGTGTGTTATATGGTAAGTTCGTGAAAGACATCAAGAGTATTCCTGAAAATAAACGGAAATTATATTTTGAACCGAAGGAAATGGTGGGTATTGCGAATAGCGAAATTTACGGAAATAAAGACCCGGGACTTTATATTTATACAGGTGAAAAGGGTCAAGTCCTTCACGAGTCACAAGATACCGCCATCTCTATCCGATTGTTACAGGATGACTCCAAAGCACCACCGATTCCACCTTTACCTGATTCGACGCGATTATATAAGTTGTCAGGCGAAGGGGTTGATTCCAAACCCGCGTCAATTGATACGATGAACCGATTAAACCAACTCGACCGTGATAACAAGATTGATATGAGCGAATTCAAACTTCAGGTCGCCCCGCTTACAGAGGACGAGTTGAATAAACAAGCAGAAATCGTGGCTTCTGGTGCTGCTGACCCGGAGTCAAAGGTAGTCGTGGATGAATCGAATACTTATATTGTAAATCTGACAATGGGATGTAAGATTATAGCTGTCAAGACTCTCCGCAAATCTCTCGAGAAGGCGCGTATGAGCTTGGAAAATGAAAAAGACCAGGGGAAAAAATCCGCGATAGACGTATTCAAGTCGATTTCGGATATATTACAAAATCCGGAGTTTGTAAAGAGCGAAGCATATGACGAGTTTCGTGAAGAGGTATACGGATACACCTATAAAATACACGGGACAGAACGAAAATACGGATTTGTTCAAATCCAGAACTTTTTTGACGAGAATAAGGGCGGTATTTCGCCGGATTTGGAGAAGAGTTTCTTTAAGTTACTTAATCAGTTAGGTCACGGACCAAGTGGAGCGAACGGCGATTGTTTGCGTTTTGATGGTGCTTCGCAGTCGATTTATGAGCTTTCTCGTATTCGAACATTTGAAGAAGACGGGAAGATTGTAACAAAGAAAACAGACACACTTGAAAGCACGACGAATTTGAATGGATTTGCCAAACAATTGGCAAAATTAGGGGAAACGCCGAAAAATAAAGAAACAGAAGAAGGTGCGGAGGCGAAAGAAGCGGCTCCGGCGGCAGCAGCGGCGGCGGCACCAGCACCCGCGCCAGCACCCGCTCCCGCGCCAGCACCAGCACCAGCACCAGCACCAGCACCCGCTCCCGCGCCAGCACCAGCCCCAGCCCCCGCACCCGCGCCAGCACCCGCGCCAAGCGAAACATCAGATGACGCCGCCAAAAATAAAGAACTCATCGCGAAAGTAGCAGCTGAAGTTGCAGCAATCACAGTAATGACTGAACTCAATAAACAAAAAAACCAAGCATCGGCGTCGTCGGGAGCGTCGGAAGCGGCGGCAACGCCTACACCGGCTACAAATGAGCCGGCAGGAGAAGCAGCAGGAACAGCAGGAGCAGCAGGAACGGCAGGAGCGGCAGAGACCGTAATGACGATGAATGATATACCAAAAGAACCTATTTCTCCGTCAGAAGAAGCGAAAGCCATAAAAGAACTTTACAAAAATGATAAAGCAGATCTAAATTCTAAAATCGGAATAATATTATCACTCAAACGGTCATTTAACGCCAAATTAAAGAATATGTTCACTTCGCTTCGTGATATAATCAATAAGTCGACTGCTGCTATTAGTGCTTCTAACAACAAAAAGAATACGTATTATAAAACACCGGAATATAAAGACAAGCTGACTATGTTGAAAGAACAATTCAACAACTTAAAGGATGACCCTGATTACAAGATGATTAAAAATTATCCCGGAGCAACAACAAGTAGATTCAAGGTTTCGACATTTTGGAAAAATGACGAAGAGAAGAAACAATTAGCTAAAATAGATAAATTATTTTATGTATATGCAAATACATTGAGTTTATTTGAATACTACTATAAAATGATACAAGACAACATTAATAAGTCGGATGTATTGAGCACATCGTTGGGCGCGGTGAATAAATGTATTACAGATTTGGAGAAGGATAAAGCCGATACAGAATTATTAGCACAACAACTATCGACGTAAGATTGATTGATTAAAAAGGCAAATACCGAAGCGACGCACTATCATATGCCGTCACGCGAAATGCGTCATTATAACCTTCCACATAGACCATATCGCCTGTGCTTACATTATTACAGCCATATTCGCCAGTTCCGCTCTTGCCATTGATGATTACTGGTAATTTAATCGCATTATTCTTATCACTCAGCGTATAAAACTGCCATTTATCGCGGTTTGTAAATAGTGGTCGTCCGATGAGAGGAAGTATGGTTTCTTGCTGTCCGCCGCCGCCGCCGCCGCTACGAGTTAGAATACCGACCTGACGATATGTCGTATCTACCGAACGAGTAGGAACATTGACACGCACGCCGCCACCGCCACCGCCGTATGCTCCGTGTTCACCGTAATGAATCGTTTCGACACCGCCGCGAATATCATAAGTAGGTCGTGTTGCCCCCACCGAATTATCACGCAGAGGTGGAACATACGGGTTCAACAATACGTCCTGATTGGATGATGGCCCACCAATACCGAAATCGAGTGAGTTTGCTAATGGGTCGGTTGACTCTAATAATACGGGTCCGGAACTATAGCCTCGGTGGGGGGCGTGTCCGTGACCGTGACCGTGGCCGTGGCCAAATACATGAAAATGTGCGTAGATTGCAATACCGATGATGATAACCGCGATAATAACCAGTGTTACATTTTCAAAACATAATACACCTGGAGGACATCTACGAACCATTTATAAAATAATGCTAAACGCGATATTGCGGTTATTATTATTATATACCATTATTTATTTATTGACGATAGTGTGAAAATATATAAAGTGGCAGGACTGAATATACATATAAACAGTTTTGATGGATACTACAGCATTCATCCCGGGTCTTGTTAGCGTAATTATACCTACATATAATCGCTTCGAATTGCTAAACCATTCGATAAAAAGTGTATTGAATAATACATATAAAAATGTGGAAATTATCGTGATAAACGATTGCTCTACCGACAAACGGTATTATGATGGCGAATTGGAAAAATACGAAAAAACGACAGTAATACACTTACCCGTGAATATGAAAATAAAACATAATGTTTCTTCGGCACAGGGAATTACCCGAAATTATGGACTCGAAAAGGCGAGAGGTGAATGGATTGCGTTTCTCGACGATGATGATTTTTATCACGAGCGTAAGATTGAAACGCAACTTTCTGCTATGAAATCTGCAAATATGTTATTCTCAAGCACTAATATGTTTATTATTAATCATAAGTCAATACGTCTAGACACATTAGAATATGAAGTTACTTGTATTAATGGCGAACAAAAAAACCAAATATTTAATCTGGATATAATTCGAAAAGCCAACCATATATCGAATTCATCAGTTATAATACATCACACTATCGTAAAAAAAACTGGTGAACTTCATATTGTTCCTCGCGAGGAGGACTGGGACTATTGGAAACGAGCATTGATGCATACAGACTGTTTATATCTTGGCGAACCACTTGTGTATTTCACAATGACCGTCCGTGGACATCATAAAATTCGATATTATTATTAGTAGTCATCAGTGTAATTATTTATTTCTTTGAGGCAGGGGTTACAAATCCCTTCAACATATCAGTCACGCCTTTAATGCCGCCTTCACCCGTGATTTGTTTCATAAACCCTTCGGCGGACTGGAGTAACGGACCCATATCCTTCATACTGTTCATCAGTTCCTTCTGCTGGTTCATAAGAGATTTCGTTTGGTCGGTTAAACCGCGGACACCTTCTTCACCGATGATGTTTTCGATATTGTCATAGGCCTGTTCTAATGTGGAAGCATAATCGATGCGGTTTGCTCCTTTCGGGTCATTCCCGCCTTCGGCGTCGCTGTCGCCGTCGTGGTCTTTTCCATCATAACTCGCGGGTTTTAATGATGCCATACCTTGCTTATTCTTATTCTTGGCGTCTTTATTCGTTGTTACACCCGGAGCACCTTCATTCTTTTTCTTTTTTTCCTTGTCGGCGTCCTTGTCGGCGTCCTTGTCGGCGTCCTTGTCGGCGTCCTTGTCAGCGTCCTTGTCAGCGTCCTTGTCGGCGTCCTTGTCGGCGTTCGTTGTATCTGCATTTTCCTTATCCTTCTTGCCTTTCATACCCTCCATAACACCCTGAGAGCCTACCATTTCGAATACAAAAACAGTAGCGAATGCTGTTAGAAGAATAACTATCATATTTTTACTAAAGTAAGATGTAAGAAGACCAATTAACGCCATTAATATAACTGCATTCATATTACTATTTGAAATATGGCGTAATATACTAAGTAAAACGAGTAATAAACTTGCATATAATACGGCCTTATTCTGAAAAAATGGAGTGTTAAAAACACGGTTCATATAAGAAGCCATTATTGTATTGACAAGCGAGATATATAATATATATTTTAAGAATATAATAATTTCGGCGGTAGTAAATTGAAACTATATTATGAATATCGTGAAATATACATAATATATATGTCGCGATATGAATTAGCTCTATGTCAAAGGTTCAATCCGGAAATCCACGGTTTTAATGAGAATACGAGTAGCCCGAATATAAAAGAACATTATCTTTGCCTGTTTACATTTGAAATTACACCACTCGGGTTATTTGAATCAGCAATCGCTCTATCAAAGTATTATTGTGCTACCATTGAAATCGTGGAAACTGTGCTATTAGAACCTGGGCAAGAATGTATTGCAATCTATAAAACATTCTGGTTGCGAATCTTTCAATCCTACATTCGGAAATGGCTCATTCGGCGTAGATTTACACGCTCAGCCCGTATGTATTCTTATCTACTACAACGCGAATATCGGCCACTTAATATATCGCTATAATACCTTCGTCGTCGTCGTCGTCGTCGTCGTCGCTGGCGTATTCCTCGGCGTCGTCTACTGCAGCGACCTCGGCTTCGTCCTCGTCGTGTTCGTCTTCTTCGTCTTCGTCACTGGCGTATTCCTCGCTCTCGCCCTCGTCGTCACTAACGTATTCGTGTTCGCCCTCGCCCTCGTCGCCCTCGCCCTCGCCCTCGCCCTCGCCCTCGTCGTCTTCGTCACTAGCGTCTTCCTCGTCTTCGTCACTAACGTATTCCTCGTCTTCGTCACTGGCGTCGTCTTCGTCTTCGTCCTCGCCTTCGTCAATAGCGTATTCGTCTTCGCCCTCGCCCTCGTCGTCCTCGACACTAGCGTCTTCCTCGTCTTCGTCGTCGTCGTCGTCGTCGTGTTGAATCTCATCCAGTTCAATGATTTTATCCATTTTTTCAATCGTAACACCAATCGTAGTATCTACATTCGACAATTTTTCATAACTGTTTCGCATTTTCTTTAATAATCGCCCAATCCGTTTTTTATCCTTCATCAGTTCGGCGACGATTTGCGACTTTGAAAAAGAAGGTTTCGAGAGATTTTCACGAATCATATTATTAATGTGCCGGTATATTTCCTCTAAATATTGTAATTGCTCACGATGTTCTTCAACCATCTTATCAAATAACCCCTTGGCCTTCATATACACGGAAAGCAGGTGTTTATTATAATCCTTATTATGCCGAAGTTCGAGCATTTTTTCCATAATTTTGTGCTTCGATTCTTTTTCACTCGCACGAAAATCGCCTATCGTAAGGTCACGTTGAGCTAATAAATCCGAATCACCATAAGGGTCACGGTCATTTACATTTACATTTACATTTACATTATCGTCGTATTTCATTTCACAAACAGTTATTATTAGGTTAGAATAAAAACACGATATTCATTACGCCGATATTTTCGATAACCGGTTCCACCAGCTACACGGTTTATGCCAGAATTCCGTATAATAAATATCGCCGTTGCACAGAAAAGCAGCAGTGTAACTGTATGAACTCGCAGATGTAACAAGTATATCCGCGATGGTCATACCTATAAAGGTGTCTTCCGTCGTTTCGTTCAGATGTAACATAACATCTACGCCCAATACCGGGTGTTGTTTTATGTTCGCGAATTTACCGGTGTCTCCTTGAGAGAATATATGATATTGTATGCGGTTGTTTGCGTCATATCCGTGGTATGTTTCGCGTATGTGCAAGAGTGATTGAATATAATATTCGTTTGTGTATTCTTCGCCGCCATTTGGGCGCGTATCGTCGCAATTTGGTCGCCGAATATGAACAGCGAGATGATGTGTATACGTGACGGCGGCATCCGACTGAAATATTCGCCCTCTCTCCCGCGCCGGGTTTTTATTCGCCCAATAATGCTCTTTGATTCGCGCCATACTTTTACTTTTCATACAAGTATCGGTATTTTTTTCGATGTAATTAAATACATCATAGAAATCAGGTGTCTCGATATACAGCGTATCTTTTATAGCATCGTCATAATTCACGTAGTATGGCTTCATATTCATAATGTATTCCATCTTCCGAACAAATTCAGGGTCGTTCGTGTAATTATGCGCGATTTTGGTGGGCGGACGATATACGAATATCGCGTCTTCATACTCTTCCGCGTAAATACAACTCCAAATAAATCGCTGATACTGAGCGCCGAAACCATCCTCGAACGGGATTGTCGAAATGTATCGTTTTTTAATGGGGGGCGGGGGCGGCGCTGATACAGTGACCTGCACAGGCGGCGGCGGCGGAGGCGTCGGCAGCGCGACAAACTGACTTTCATCATTTAATTCATACGCGTTTTGCTGGTGGGAAGTATCGTTTCTATCCTTTGTAAGTCGTCCGATATGACGGTTTGTAATCTGATTATAAAATCCAGACAAAAACCCGAGTTCCATCCATTTCATTGCATAATCCATTTCGAAAAACTGATTGGGTGTATCATAATCGCCCACCGTAAGTATCGCGTGAACATCGACGAGAGATGGGCGAAAACTATAATGCGGCCAATAATGACAATTCGCGTATTCGAATCCGTTACCGTTACCGGTTTTATGTTGATGAAGTGCGACCTCGTGTTTCATACGGCGTAATATGCGGTGGCCTTGTATTTTATAGTCATCCACCGTCTCTCCATAGTTACGATTATATAGGATTTGTCGGACATTATATCCCGAGTTTCGAGAGTCGGTCATCATCTGCATTGCTTTCTCGACATAACTACCCGGGGTGTGAAACAGAAAATCGTCCTCCATATGTATCCAATACTCGAGTGTCGGTTGTAACTCTTTCAGCTTACTCCATATAATTTTCATACTACTTCGATGCCCTTTTTCGTTTGGGCACTTCATATAATAATCTATCCAAGGGTATTGCGTCTTCATTACACTTCGGTCGGCTTCGCTCGAGTTATCGTCAACGCAAAACCAGTAATCAACGAGACTGATGTCTGACCACATATTCAATATCGAATGAACTGTTTGTTGAAACAAGTCTAGTCGCTTACAAGTGGTAAATGTGATGATTACGCGCGGTGTTTCGCGGTTTCGTTTCACGGTGTTTTTATCCCGACACAGAAGTGATGGTGATAGTGCCAAATGATATATATCGCCGTTTTTATCGGGCGTCGTTTTCACGACGTGGCACGGAGCAGTGAGCACCCCCCTCACTTTTGCGAAGAGTAGATTCCATGTTTCAATATCATTCTCGCTATAATTATCGTTCTTTGAAGCAATCACCGAGAGAAAATTGTCGACGACATAAAACAACCGCAATATCTCAAAATCGGCGTCTTCTTCGAAAAAATTGCGATAAAATACGAGGTTTGTATATGTCGATATCATATACGGATATGTCATAACATTGTTTCGAAGAATCGTCTTACAACATTCATACCCACTTCGTTTATCAGAAATATAAAAAGCGGATACTGAATTGTTATACTCGATGAGGTCGTCGTATTTATCTACGGAGAGAAAGAGCTTATTTTGGGGGCGTTTGTTATAATTCTTGTATTTGTGATAAAGAGCATTCACGATGACGTGATTTCCATCCGCGCGAAGATTTTCCATCAACGCGGCAATCCCTTCAATTCGTTCTTCGTCGTATTCTATCGTTTTTGAATAATATTTGAATGAAGCATATTTATCGCCTTTTTTATCATACAGGTTGCCGAGGCATAAAGCACTATAGTATTTTTCCTGATTCCAGTTATTTTGCGAGAGAACACGAAGATACCACCCAATCGCCTTGTCAATATACGCTGGCCCGGCGTCCATCCAACTTTGAGCACAGTAAAAAGCATATCTCTCGGCGAGAGCACGCCCGCCGCCGCCTTCGCCGCCGCCGCCACCGCCGCCACGTTTTGCATTCTCGCATTCTTCTTGAAACCCGCGTTCTAGCACGGCAGCATCTTTCAAATATTTATTCGGGTCTTGATTGCGACTTCCAATACGTCCCGACTCTATATAATACTCGCCTTGAATGACAGAAGAGCTTTCCTCTCTATCAATACACGCAATATACTCGTGAAGGACGCCGATATACCGCCAACGCTTACGGTTATTCACGATAAGTGTTCTCGTATACACAAACGATTGCCCGATTTTTAGCTGATATGCGTCATGGGTAAGTTCGCGCGGCATTCGAAAGTCGCCGTGTATCGAGTCATCCGCGTCGAAAATAAAGAGATAATCGGTTGTATTGAAGGCCATTTGAAGGGCGAGCGTTCGATTGAAGCCGAAGTCACGCCATTCGACTTGCTCGATATGTCCCGGTATATTTCGATGGTTAAAAAACGCCCGAATAAGGTCAATCGTATTATCGGTAGAACCTGTGTCCGATATATAATAAGCATCAAAATCGACATAACTACACAGATTTTCGAGTGTTTGTGTAATGATATGCGACTCGTTTTTTACAATCATATTCAAACATATCGTATATGATTTAGACGGTTTGCGTTTTATGTCGAAGACGAAGCCGTGCTCGAGTTCCGTGATTTTCATATCCCCAGGTGGTTATATCATAACAACTTGTTATGTTTAGGTTTGTTTAGTTTTTGTTGATATAACTTTTTATTCATATATCAATAATATAACAACAATAATATAACAACAATAATATAACAATAATATACAATAATACTAATGTCGTTTACGCGATTTCGGGACGACCCAGCCCGTGTTAAAAAACAATTGCAACAATCGACAGATGTTGGCCGTTACTGTTTGAATGTGCCGGGTCCAGGTGATAAGCCTCTCTATTACGAAGACCCATATGTTCGAGCACAGTTTTGGGCGGGAAATATTATGACGAATTCGGTGGATGTAGAAGCAGAATTATTCGGTCTATCACGCCGACTGAACCGTGATTCGGTCGATAATTATCACCACGATGAGCGTGCTTCCACAGCAACGCGAACCAACGAGATGATACGCTGTCCAGTTCGCGGTGGGAGCTCGGTGGAACAAACACGCGCGACTCATCCTGCTTGGGTGTTGCGGGATGTTGAACAAGATAACTGGAAAATGCTTCACTTTGACCCTCAAGAACACGTGTTTATGCCGTTTTTTAACAACCTGAATACGCGTGTTATCGAAAAAGACCGGTTTGTCCCACAGAGCACAGTTCCGGGTATTTCAGACGACACCTATTTCTCAGTTCATCCATCACATCGCAATCCTGAATTAGAAGGAATGGCAGGCGGAATTCGGAATACGGAGCGCGGTTTAGGCAGCGGCGGCAGCGGCGACAACGGCAGCGGCAACGGCATACAATCCGTCGGCGATATGCGTCAGTTTAGCGGAACAAACGCCCTGTTTTCGTGATATTATATGTATTAGAATAGTATTAGAATAATATATATAATAATACCAGTAACATATACATATAAAAATACGCTGATAGATGGCTGAATTTGCATTTCTATTAGGAATTCTTGGGTCAGCTTATATTGCTTCGAACAATAAGAATAAACCAAAAATAAACGAAGGCTACCGTAACCCCAACGCAAATAACGCGAGATACTTGCCGAATATGAGTATTCCTGTGACAAATTATCCAGTGGTTCGCCCGAATACCGGAACGAATGTGAACGAATATAAAAACCCGAATACCCCGACCGACCGATACTACGCGAGTAATGTCGATTATGACAAAATGTCGGCAGGTGTTGCTGGTGGTGTTGGTGGTGTAGGCATACTTCGCGGGATTGCCGAACGCTCACGAGACAATTCGAACGACAAGAAGGATATTATCCAGTCGAATACTCCTACTACGGGAGTTGTCGGCGAAGGTTTAGATACACAGTTCGGCGATAATTATAGCAAGGACGGGTTTCAGTCTCTCACGGGGGCACGGATTGACCCACAGGCATTTACGCATAACAATATGGAACCGTATTATGGTGCGAAGATACGCGGTTTGACGACGAATGCAAATATGCACGAGAATGTCCTTGATAATAAAGTGGGCGGCGGGTCGCAATTCTTCTCGAAGACGGAACAAGCCCCGTTATTTCGCCCGCAGGAAAATATGCATCACCCTAGCGGTATGCCCAACCAGAATGATTTTTATCAGTCGCGTGTTCTTCCAAGTATGAAAATCGCGAATGTGAAGCCGTGGGAGGAAGTGCGTGTCGGCCCCGGCTTAGACCAAGGATATAGCGCTCAAGGAACACTCGGATTTAATTCAGGAATGGAAGCTCGAGAGAAATGGATTGACCGTGGTGTCGATGAAATGCGTGTAAAGACGAACCCGAAACTGTCGTATTCTCTCGAAGGACACCAAGGACCCGCCGCGCATTACATCCAATCCGCGCCGACTACGGCGACTTTAGGACGAATGGAGAAACATCTACCGGATACATTCTTCGTGAATACACCTGACCGATGGTTCACAACGACCGGTGCTGAGAAGGGAGAGACGCAGCGCGCGATTGAGATGGATAGAGAGAGCAACCGTCAGACCACGACGACGGAGTATTTCGGCGCGACTGCTCCGGCGGATGGTGGTGCCGCGATGTATGCTCCGAAGAACTTCGAGGATACACGCCGCCAAGTCTATGACGGTAAGCCAATGATTAACCCTTACGCTGCTGAGAAAAATACCGCGACCGAGGCGGATTTTGGGCGTATGAGCTATAAATTCACGCATAATAACCGGACTACGGTTCGTCCAAACGAGATGGGTGGAATTCACGGAGCACTTAAAGCGGTTGTTGCTCCATTGCTCGATGTCCTGAAGCCATCTCGCAAGGAGAATGTGGTCGGGAACGCTCGACTTTACGAGAATGCGAGGATGCCTGTTCCTGCCGCGGTGACGGCGACATTTAATCCGGCAGACCGTGCTCCCACCACGATTAAGGAAACAACGGTCGGTTTGGTTGGATATGACCACCTCAATGTGGAACGCCAAGCAGCGGCAGGTTATCTAATCGCTCAGAATACGCCAGAGGAAACCGAACGAGCAACGACGAGCACCGATTATTTAGGAACGGCGGGTGGTTCGGCGACACGAATGGGCAATGGATTATACAATGCTGCATATAACCAGCGCAATAATGTGAATAAGACCTATAAGAATATTACGAACCACGGGTCAATGTCGCTGTTTAATTCAAATACGAATATGACAATCGACCGGTTAGACGCCGACCGTTCGAACCATCGCGAGATGGTGATGACGAATGCACCGTCGTCTATTCCAAGTATCGATATTTACGGGAAGATGACAATGCCGCAGAGTTACGATGAGGGTAAGCTGAACGAGAGAATTCAACCAGATATTCTGAACGCCTTTAGACAGAACCCATATACACATAGTCTACAGACATATTAAGCCTAAGGTGACAAAGATATTTTATAACATTATAATAGTTATAATATTATATTTATAATGAACATCCGTGAATTATTCCAAGATAAATACACTGTGATATTCTTACTCGTCATTGTGTTATTGCTCAGTGTTTGGGTGTCACGAACATATCGAAATGGCGGATTTAGTTCTTGGATTGCACCGTCAGAGGGGTATGGCACGGGGGTGATTGAAGGGCTGGTGGCGGCTGACCATAGTAAGTTAAATTATTTGGGTGAAGTCCGAACACAGACAAGTCACGCTCCGTCAAATACACAGGGTTCGCGAAGTGATGGGTCACTGATAATAAATCAATGCTCCTATGTAAAAAACACGCATACTATGTTTCGGTTCTTGTTCACGACAACTGCGCCATTACGTGGTCGTATCGGTGAAGGAAATGGCGACGACGCCGCGAAGGTAATAACGATTAAAGTTCCTACTTATTATATTCAGAATACAGACGCCACGGGAATGAAAGCAGTTATGCGAGCATATACAGGGGCTTTGCCCGCGACGGTCGGAACATCTGCCGGAACAGGTAGCGATTTGGATACTGCCGAGAATAATCGCGGGTTAGTTGTCAGTGTTCCTGCTTCAGGAGCGCCCGATGATGGTTATTGCGTTATTCGTTATACGATACAGACAACCACCCCGATGGTTGATGGAAAATATGCATTGGAACTCTCTGGATTGAAATGGAAGGATGCTGAAATCAACCCCGAGTCCGGAAGTGTCACTGCTCCGGTCGATGGTATGGCGAATGTTTCACTCTCTAGCAGTGCTGAACCGTCGAGTGTTTCGCCAATATTGGTTTTTGTGAATTTATGGCCAACCGCCGCTGCCGATGCATCGAAACGATTGCGTATTTTTGATACGACGGCATATGCCGGATTACCTGGATATATTGGATGCCGTAAAATATCTACAGAAAATCCCCAATTATCGCCGAATTATACCGGGTCAGCAACTGCATTCTCGATGACAATAATGCTGACAAATGCTTTAGTTAGTGGCGATATTTTTCTTATTCAAGTGCCGTATGTCACCCGAACTGCAAATGTCGACCTTGGTATTTCATTTACTTGGACGAACCCGGCAACACAATTACAAAGCACATTATCTACGATAACTGATGCTGGTGTTTTTACCTCCGATAATAATTCGTATGGAAGCAGTCAAAATGGTGTTACTTTTACGGTGGGTGGTGCTTTGCCCCCCGGAACGCCGATACGTATTTCGATTGCCGGTCTTCAAACACCAGCATCTAAGACATCGGTCACACAGGCTAAAATCCGAACCTATAAAGGAAACCCTCCCCCAAGCCTATCAGGAACATTCAACGCGGTTGGTGGCGTTCTTGACCAAGGCGAGTTTAATCTTCCTGCGATTGAAGCTCGGTCTTCTACTACTGTCTCTTCCGGTTCAGCTGGCGCTACATCCTCCGGCACTGCCAGTGATGGAACCACCTATGTCACCAGTGCAGCATCATCCGTCCTGATTTCCGATGTGAAACGCCAGATGAACTGGGCAATTGAAGCACAAAAAGAGTATGAAAGTGCGTATCGTGCTCTTCGTGCAGCTACCACCGAGACTGCAAAAACAGAAGCCCAGCTGAAATACGATGTCGCACTCGCACGACGAAACCGCCTTATTGCTAGCCACCCCGACTCTTGGTATGATGGTGCCAACTGGCGGTATGGCGATGACGGATATGTGCGTAAGTGCGTCGAACCCTCCAATCTCTCGAGTAATGAAGGCAATTGCCAGAATATTTATCGATTAGACGCAAGCGGCAATGTAGTGAAATCAGCGGACGGAAACAATATTCTTCTTATGCGTAAATGCCCGTGGAAGTGTAACAACCCAGGCCAGACCGGTTCAGACTCTTGCCGTATTGACGCGGATTGCGTTAAGGTGATTCGTTGGGCGGTATATTTACCGGACGGAACACAAATCGAAAAGAATTTACTGGCAACCACTCGTTCGAGTTATGATGACATCGAGAGAGAAACGAGTTCGTCATCTCTCAGCGATGACGATATTTACCGGCGCGGGATTACTCGCAACTTTCGTGGATATGGTCGGCGAGGGCGAGGGCAAGGGCAAGGGCAAGGACAGAGCCCTGGGCTCTTTGGCTCAATCCGCGATGCTGCCGGAAATATTATACGAGGAATCGGTAGTTGGATTGACCCGAACGACCCGGCAGGAAACCAAAGGACAGACAGGCGTAATGCTTATTATTATGAAGATGGGTCGCCGGCAGCAACCGCGTATCTTGGAATGTATAACGGACAAGGATACGACGAGGAATCACCATTCTATGCCGCGTCCAAACCGACGAATTATTATTACACTACGAATTATTACTATACAGACGGGGAAGCGGCCGGTGGCGGCGATGACATCGATAATGGAGGCGCAAAACCTTCAGTAAAACCGTATGAACAATCGATTAATTTCTAGGACGGAAATGGAGTTAAATAATAGAGTGTCATTATTATTAGTATTTACAACAATAATGACTAGCACCGAACCAGAATTACACGACATCCATAAAAATATTCATAATAAATTAGACATTTTCATCAAGAACCGAAAAATCCCGAATATTATATTTTATGGTCCTCACGGTTCAGGTAAAACTGTTATATTAAACCGATTTATTCACTCCATATACGATGGTGATAAATCCGCCATAAAAAACTATGTTATGCGGGCGAATTGTGCCCACGGAAAGGGTATTCGTTTCATCCGCGAAGAGTTGAAGTTTTTTGCAAAAACGAATATTGACCTGAAAGAAGGCGCGATTTTCAAATCCGTCATTCTTACGAATGCTGACAAACTAACAATCGACGCTCAATCGGCATTACGACGATGTATCGAATTATTCTGTTCATCGACGCGTTTTTTTATTGTCGTTGAAAATAAGGATAGTCTGCTGAAACCCATTCTCTCGCGCTTTTGCGATATCTATATTCCGCCTCCTATTCCCGCCGAGGCGGGGGGTGCTGCCACGGCGTCGTGTGGCGTAAATCTTCATACTTACCTCGCCGATAAGGCGTGTGACACTTATAAAATTATGAAGTCGAGAGAAATGGCATTAAAGGATTTGATAATCATACACCCTAGTCTCTTACGGCAGGACGCAGCAGAAGACACCGCGGCTATATCTGCCCAACCACCCTCGTGTAAAGATTACGAAAAAATAATCGATTTATCTGTTTCATTATACGAACAGGGATATTGCGGACTTGATATTATCGATTTCATTCATACCCACCCGGAATTCAATGACCTGCGACGATACGAACTACTCATTATGTTTGACAAGGTGCGGAAAGAGTTTAGAAACGAGAAACTCCTACTATTATATTTTCTTCACTTTATTGTATTTCGTTGTAATCTGAGTTTAGAAAATATTTCATTTATGTAAAGTCGTCGGTATCACAGTTTCGCGATGGATGATTATTCGGTTACTTCACTTTACGAATCTAAAAACGAGTGGGCGTCTCGTCTCGTGAATATTTTGACGCCACTTATTCAAGAGGGCATTCGTTCTATATTCGATGAAGCGGTGAAGCTGTGTGTCGGGAATAAAGAACAGGACAAATACTTGATGACATTTCAGAACCTTCTCTCGAGAGTTCCCAAATGGAATCCGAATATCATCAAGGATGAGACAGCTCGAATTAAAGAACGAAGCACCTGTGGATATTTAGAAGATTTGATTACCTGTGTTCATATTATTCATTTGAAGTGTATGACGGTTATGCGTGTCGGGAATAAGCAAAAGAAGGTTGATATTAAAATCCCGCAATTATCCGATTTCGTTCATAAGATTTATGTGAATACTGCGCGGAAAGTGTATTCGAATGTGTATATGTTTGAGAGAGGAATTCAGCCGCTTCATACCCAACGTAATAATCGCGAGTTTGAGATTATTGTGAAGGAGTGTATTTACAATACGATACGCGATAATATTCCGGTGGAAGAACTCATTAAGATGTATTTAGAGGATACAATTGAGGATGTGGTAGAAGTGACAGAAAACGAGGAGGTCATTCAACAAGAGCCAATTCTCTCGGAAGACGATGCCAATCTCTCGTCGAGACGCCGTTCGTCGCATCACGGAAGCACGCGTCGAAGACGCCATCGCGACAGAGTGTCGGAGGATGCTGAAGCAGACGCAGGGGGCGTCGCTGGAGCGGGGGATGATACGACATCACCCATCGAACAGCTCGACTTTGTCGGCGAATTGAATGGGTCGTCGTCTTCTTTGGTTGCCGAGGGTGCTGAGTCGTCGTCGTCGTCGTCGACCAGCGGAAGCGGAAGCGGAAGCGGTGGCGTCTCATTTGGAGAGAATGATGTGCGAACATTTGAAACGGACGCAAGCGAGAGAATAAACGAGTATATGACACACGACGATGGGGATGCCGAAAATGAAGACGACACCGGGCGATTGACGATTGGTGATAATATTCGGTTAGACACTCTTGATATCCATACACTTAACAATACACAAGAAATCAATGCTCCTCCGTTATTAGACGATATCGAGGTATTGGCGTAGTGATTATTTAAATTTTGTATTTTATAATATACTATACTATAAATCATAATTAACGATAATATTGTATTGTATATTATGCAAAAAAGTAGACGTGTAAATAGTAAACGCCGTTTTACACGATTGCGTCAAAGAAAAACGAAATATAAGGCGACAAAACGATACATAATGAAAGGTGGGTTAGTAACCGAAGAATTAAAAAAAATGAAAATGACACAACCCTATAGATTTGATAATATGGATCATGTAACCATACTTAGAGAATATTGTTTCGGTTCCGTCCAAAGATGTGAGGAGTGGATGACACTATTGCGTACATGTGACGGTTTAAGGCAAGCAAATAAAATTAAGGTATATATTCTTACAAGTGGAAACAAAATTGGAATTATACGAATGTTACAGTTTATGCTAATAGATAAATATATTGACGATGTGTTATGCACAAATCCGGATTTGATAGTTAATCCTACAAATGAAATAAAACCAGAACACGATTTTCAAGGAAAAAGTAAATATGAAGTAATTGAACAAATCATTGAGGAAGATGGTATCAAACCACCCGCCGTTAAAAAGGATATAATTGGTTATTTACTTGATGATGATGAAGAAAATATGGTGAATAACGAACTATGTCCGTGTGTACAGTTTATAAATGTGAATAGGGTGACAGTTCCGTCAGAGTATGAAGCGTTTAAACAAAACGCAATTTATAATATATGTCGAAACCATTTTGGGTTAGAAGATATAGATGAAAACCCAGAAGAATTTAATTTTACTGAAATAGATATAATTAAGGATATGACTAGTAGGGTTACATCTGAAGCAGTTAAGGTATTATTTTTAGATTTTGATAAAACTTTCTGCTGTGCAAATGGAGCTATACCATTTCAAAACGAAAAATCACTAGGCATTATTGAACAATACGGATATATGACTATTGTGACAGCTAAATATAGATAGTTGTAATAACTAAAGCTATAAATTAAATATTTGATAATATAATAATGTTCGACGGTGAAGAACAAGAAGAGGAAGAATTAAAGAGAGAGGAAGAAGAGAGTAAATGGTATAACAATGTATTCTTCCTGAATGTCCTCATTTTCGTGGGTTGGTTTCTCTTTTTAGGCATTGCTGCTTTGGTTGGTTATTTTTGTTATCCGCCAGTTTTGACGGCATTCCAAACATCGGAATACAAACCATCAGCAGAAAAAGACGACGATGGCGGCGATGGGGGCGGAGACGGCGGGGGCGGGGGCGGTGCCTGAAGACATTGATACGCGTATAAAAATAAATAAATAAGTGAAATTGTATGTATATACGCCTTTTAGGATTATATACATTCTCTCGTCTCTTTGTTCACAATGTTCAATACAACCAAATTAGCGATTATCGGTTCGGCGGTTGCTATTGTTTATTTTTTACTGAAATTTATCGAAATGCGGTTCGTGGATTCTGACAATCAAAAACCAGTGAAAGTCCTTGTTCGCGATTCTATCGTGGTATGTATTTCGTCGATTTTGGCGGTATTTATATTGAACCAGTTTGAGAATACCGGGATGGGCGGCGGCGGCGGTGGTGGTGGTGGCGGCGGAGGCACGCCTGCTGTATTCGTAGATACACCCGGGTTTTAATCCAGATGGAGATGTTCCTCCGTCGTGGGGTCGCCGTGGTCGCCGCCGTGGTCGCCCCCGTCACGATTATCAATACCATTCGCGTAATAGTGTTTTCCAACCTGGTTCAAGTTGGATAACATCAATCGCCAAGCAGTAAAATAAGAATGCTCGGTGTATGTTAGATGCTTTGCCCATTTCTTGCAAAATTTGCGAACATATGGCGCGGCAAGTGCATTCTTATACTGTGGCATTGACGGAAATAAATGATGCTCGATTTGAAAATTTAGATACCCCATAATCCAAGTAACAAGTGCCGAATTCGTCGATATATTTACCGTGTGGTGGATTGAATATTCGAACCAAAGCAGATGTTTATCCTCTGGAACAACACCGGTAAACGAATGTGACAGTGTAAAGTGACCGAATAAATAAACGCAGTTCCAGAAAATTATCACCATTCCAAGAAAATAAGAATACACTAGTCCATATTGAGCATACGTCAAAAAAATATAGGGATATACAAGATGCGACGTGGCCATACAAACCAGTTCAAACCCAGTTTCAAGTTTCGATACGAGTGTTCGTGCCATATTGAAGTGCTGAAGCACCTTTCGCGGATGAAGATAGAACATCCAAAATAGCGGAATCAATATTCCATTGACAACAGGTAAAAATGTCCACGCTTGGAAACGCATCCACCACCGGTTCATATATTTTGCAGTTGCTTTCCCGTGTAGATTGTCTTCGAACGCACGATTGAAAAACGCAATGAGCGGGGTTGTATCCAAATCAATATCGTGTTTGACTTTCTGCGGCGTTGCGTGATGTTTATTATGCATCGAATTCCATACTGATGAGCTTATACCATTTCCGAACCCCATTGTGAATGCTTGTATCACGCGGTCGATTCGTTGGTTACCGGTGAAACTGAGATGCCCGCATTCGTGTTGTATCCAGCTGCTTCGCGACTTAAATATCAGGAATGAAAACATAGAAGCATAGATATTATACGCTGCAAGCCCTGTGCCTAAAGCAAAATAAAATAAGAGTTCCATCATTCGAAAATAGACATGGATATAATCAGGTTCAAATAAACCATTCTCAATGAGGGTGGCACGCATCTCTCGGTAGTCTGCGGTCATCTCTCGCTGCTCTTGTGTCAGGTCGGCGTGGTCGGCGTCGGCGTCGGCGTCGGCGTCAGCGTCATCGCCACGATATACCGGCAACGACCGAAGCAGCTTTTTTGCCAAAGGTGACCGATAATGAAACTCGTTGAATGTGTCTGTTGAATCGGGTGTATTTTTAGCATAATTGATAATATTTCCACCGGGATGCTTGAAATCGGTGATGTCGTAGGTCACGCCGTCGACTGTGATTCTATTCGATGAAGTCGACATAATATATAATAACAATAGTTATGTTTATATAGATTATATTTTTCAAATACTAATAAATCAATGTATAAACATAAAATTGAAATCGTTATGTTTATATTTCACTCGTAGCATCGTTCGTTCATTCGTTCATTCGTTATTATGTCTACCTCTGTTGACTCCGTCGCCCCCGACTCCGTCGTTCTTCATCTGGAACGCAAACCCTCCACCTCTGAAGAATACTGGCCTTTAACTATCGACGCGGTGAATGCCTGCGATATATCATTCCTCAACGACAAATGGTCAGAGGATATGGTGAAAGACGGCATGCGTTCAATTATTCGCGTCGGCCAATTGCCTGAGATTAAGAATCAAGAAATCGATGTGTGGAAGCATCTCTCCGAATACAGCCCGCCCGCCGACCGAGGATTTATGTTCAGTTATGGCGAAGACAAAATCGTGACACTTGTCGGCGACAATATGGAAACTGGACACTCCGGTGCTAGTATGGGATGGACAATGCGTCAAATCGAGTTCATCGCGAAGAACGGCATTCCAGCGTATCGAGAGAGGTTTCTTCGCCGGAATAATTAGGTAATGTATCTACATTGATAAACAAGTGAGTATTCTTACCGTTATTTAAGAACTTCGCTGCCATAGCCGCGTGTTTCTTGTATTTTTTATATGTGATTTTATATTCATCGAAAATCGGAGTATGGATTTCATTTGCCGGGATATGACCGTGAACCGACCGCGAAATCATCTTATACAGTTTGAAATCGGGGTATCTCTCTTCACCACTCGATTTATAAAGAACATTGCGCCCTTTATCATCCATCGTCCATTTCACGACGAGTTCGATAATCGGGTCGGTTTTACACAGTTTTTCGACCTTGCGTAGGTCATATACAAAATAGTCGAATAAAGCGCAGGCCAACCGGCACAAATCAAAACTGAAGTTTGGATCGACTGTTGGCTTATCCGGATTATAAAACGGGGGGAAATTATATTGCGTGGCAGCATCGCCTTTTGGGTGGAAACTGTCGCTACATATAAGCTCTCCGCGGAATTTGTATATTGCACGACCGAAATCGATGATTTTGAAAATACGGCCGTAGGTCGGGACTTTATAATACTGACCTTCGAATAAGTAATAAATGAACTCTTCTGTCGTTTCGATGAACATTATATTATTCGTGTGAAGGTCGTTATGCGTGAAAGCAAACATTTTCTGATAGATGACAAGTGTCATAATCACTTGGAATAGAAGCGATGTCCATTCTTCTTTCGTGAGTTCATCGTGCATCATAATATTGTCAAGTGTGTTTACACATTTTTCGAGTAAAATCGCTTGAATGGGGAAGTCTTTGATTTTTACGATGATTTGTTCATCGTCACTGTAGTCTGAATACTCGCTTCCGCTTCCGCTTTCGTCGCGGTCGTCGTCGTCGCGGTCGTCGTCGTAGTTACCCGCGTCTTCTTTCAACGTATTGTCGACGTCGCTGTCGATGTCGTCGTCCCCGCTGTCGCTCTCCATTGTTGTATACGATGAATTGGATTGCGATGTTTCACTGTCGCTGTCGCTATCACTGTCCTTCTCGTTATTGCGTGGTGTTTTATTACAATTGCGTATATCTATATCTGTCTGATGTGTATCGAAGTCATCCATATTTATTTCTACGATGTCGAGAGACGTTGATAATACAGGAACTACTTCTTCGGCAGATAACGGCGCCGTCACCGTATCCGTATCAGCCACCGTAATCTCAATATCATCTTCCATAATTTTAATGGGCACGTTGTTCCCTTTGTGTAACACCGGGTTCAGCTTATTACGAAGCTTCATCCATTTATTATTACCACTATTCGTCATACTCGTTTCGTCGTCGCCAAACTGCGAATAATCTATCGTAAAACGATCGTTTTCATAGGTATTAAAAAATGAACAATCTGCCAAATAATCAATATCATCGAATACATTCGTCGAGAATTCGCGTTGCTTACAAAGGTAGCTGCCATAATAATCAAGACCGTGGACAATCCCGTGGGTATGAAGAGCACAACTCGTTAAATAGGAGAAAAATCCGTCAACATACGACGAATTATTGGTATTGAGCATTTTTTCTTCACAGGTATCTGGTGTAGAATCGTATTTAGGAAGTGATGACTTCGCTGCCAGGGTCGGTTCATATTTGCCTGACAAATATCGTATCGGGTCTAACAGCGGTGAATACTTCACAAACATCGGGACATTTATCGTGTTTCCTGAATCATCGCCTATCACCGTTTCCAAATGGTTTAGTGAAGAATTGCGGGTTTCGTCGTTTGCTTCTGCTTCACCTCTTTTTTCGGTTTCCATAATTCGCGACTGATGCTCAATGATATTTTGTAAATAATAATGCTGGTTCAATTGTATGTTGTTGTAGTTTGTCTCGTTGATATCGAAAAAACGCCTGTAAATCGGAATATAATTCTGGATATCATACAATAAAGCACTATCTATCTTCTCCGGCGTGTATTTATGTTTACGGTAGTGAAGTTGGAATAGCGTCGGCGGCGGCGGCGGCGTCGGCGGCGTAGCCATTTTTCCTAAATGACGGATGATAATATGATTGTTCGATAGAAGTTTTATATTGGTTTTAAACGGGCGATATATAATCAATTTTCAAATACCACGAAAACGACTGCGTGTTTTATTATATTTTGTTCGTCGTTTTTTATGTTTAGATTTATACTGACGAATATTCCTTTTTATTTTACGATTATTTTTTGTTATATTGTAGCCTCCACGAGATGGTTGAATAGGAGAATCAATATAGAATTCGTCATTCACTTTATTATATGGGTTGTTTAATAAATGAGCGAGTTCATCAAGATGTCTACCGTATTGTAAAGTAATACTAAATGTGATGGAACCCTCGATGAGATTATTTTTATATAGTAATTGTCCGTCTATAAAATATAACAAACCATTAGAATCATTTATTCTGGGGTTCATTGGTTCTTTACGTTTACGTTTATGAATAATTTGTTCATCGGTTAACCTATTATATATACTATCTATTGCGGTATTGGGTGAATCAATATCAATAACAATTTTTTTATCAAACGTGCTTTCGTCAAGAACTATACTACCTATCTGTTTTTTTATTTCATTGTAATCTTTCATATGTTCGTCTGTTATGCATACATCCCCAAAAGTATTATCATAATCAATCACTTTAACTAGGTGTTCTTCGGATACATTGAAAGAAAAGACTTCTTTGAACATCTCTAATAATAAAATTTCATCGAAACCAATGGATAGTAGTTTAGGGTCTTCTTTTAAAAGTAAACGAGGCGTTCTTGAAATCCATCCGAGTAAATACCTTGTATCTCCACGACCCTTATATGTTTCTTCGTTATTTCTTTCAACTGCAGTTATAAACCTGTCTATTTCGTCTCGTAAAGATACAATGGTGCGAATGTAAAAATCTCTTTTTAATTTTAATTTTATACCAAACAAACCGGCTAACAAATCGTAACCCATATAGTTGTTATGAAAAAAATCATAACGAAATATAACTTTATATAGTAATAACCATTTCTCATACGATTCAAACATCGACAATTTTGAACGTTTTATCTGGTTATAGGGAAAATAAAACATTTTTGTATGGTCTTTCGAAAATAAGTGAATTTGCCTACAGTCCCAATTTGATACAATACCGTCAGCTTCCCTCACCACGCATATATTCACATCTTCATCGGAAAATGGAAGAAACCTATAAGTTCTTGTTCTCGCAATATGTTGCGGTTGGACATCACCAACAGCACAATTGTAAGTATATACTTCAACATTTGGCGCGGTTGTTATATAATTGTATGCAGTTTTTTGTCTACTATTCTTATCCGCGTTTTTTATACATTCGTGAACAGAATTATCGAAATATACACGAACTATCCAGTCAGGCAAATTATTATGAACATTTTTAACAGTCCTTTCAATCGAAAATAAATACTTAGTCATATTGTCTGGGATGCATCCAATAAAATATAAAGATATCGAAATTACATTACAACAGTTTTCACGCCTAGAATCAACAAATCTTTCTGATATTATTTCTCGAGGTAGCCTTTGACTTAATAATAATAACGGTGTCGTCGGGTCATATGTATGAACATAATATTTGTCTTTTTTAGATGTTATTAATGTGCACGGTGTCGAATAACCTAACGGATTTTGAACTTCTAATGGATTTTGAACTTCTAATGGATTTTGAACTTCTTGAATTGGATGAATTTTCGAACCTTTATTTCCCATTCACCAATGTCTTCGTTCAAACCTATATATTTTATTATACTATTTTTATTATACGATAATGAATTTAGAGCTCGCCAAATTCGATATGAAGGCAATCAGCTTTCGTCCGGATGAAAATAAGGGCCCAGTTATCGTGCTCATCGGGCGTCGTGATACCGGTAAAAGTTTCCTCGTCCAGGACTTAATGTTTCATCACCAAGACATTCCTATCGGCACGGTTATCTCCGGGACAGAAGCCGGCAACGGTTTCTTCGCCGCCCATGTGCCAAAACTATTCATACACGACGCTTATAACACAGCAATCATCGAGAATATTCTCAAACGGCAAAAGGCAGTTCTAAAGCAGGTAAAAAAGGAAATGGATACATACAAGAAATCGTCCATTGACCCGCGCACATTTGTCGTTTTGGATGACTGTTTGTATGATAACAAATGGACGAAGGATGTGATGATGCGTCTCCTTTTTATGAACGGGCGTCATTGGAAGATAATGTTAGTCATCACAATGCAATATCCCCTGGGTATCCCTCCAAATCTCCGCACGAATATCGACTACGTTTTTATCCTCCGTGAACCATATATTGCGAATCGTAAGCGAATCTACGACAATTATGCTGGTATGTTCCCTACTTTTGAGAGCTTTTGTCAGGTGATGGACCAGTGCACTGAGAATTACGAGTGTCTGGTCATCAATAATAACGCGAAATCCAACAAATTACAAGACCAAATCTTCTGGTATAAGGCACAACAGCACGGGCCATTCAAGCTGGGCAGTAAGGAGTTCTGGGAAATATCAAAGAATCTCGGTTCTGATGATGAAGGCGAGCAGTCGTATGACCCTAATGCTGCGAAAAACAGTAAGGCACCGAAGATTAATGTCAAGAAGAGTAAGTGGTGATGTGAAAGTTGCTTCGCAATTCGGGGTAGCGGTTTCTGAAATTAGCATTTTAATCCAACATCTTGCTTTTTATTTGTAAAAGCGACCATATTCTATCCATTGCTTTCACAAACTTGCTTTTTATTTGTAAAAGCGACCATATTCAACCAATCGCTTTTATAAAAACGCTTTTAATTTTAAAAACAACACTACAACTTTCAGAACAATCTCATATTTATATCATTCAATACATCCGACAAGTCAAATCCCGGTTTGTTTGGATTATAACGTATGATTGTGTAACCCCGATTATTAATGAATTCTTCTCTCGCCGCCTCCTCCGCGATAGACCGGTCGCTATGTCCGTATTCATCACATTCTACAACGATTTTATTGTGCGTGAAGCACAAGTCTGCCCTATACGGTCCAATCTGAAACTGACGCGACATGGCACAAGCGCCACTATACGCGTTTTCAATAAACCCGATGGTCTGGCCTTCGATGCACATTGGGAATTTGACAACTTGTATTTGCTCTGACGCTGAAACAAGGTATTTGGTTCTGAAATTAAACGAGTTCTTGAAGAGTTCAAATGCTTCTTCCGTAAGCATATATATGATACGGTTATGTCCGCCGTGTTTGTTCAATTTATTATCAGCTGTGACCGGATACTTGATATAATGGATATTCTCTCGGTAGTTTTTCTCCAAGTTTCTTATTAGGTTGATTTTTTTAGTATTGAATTCGGAAACCAACACCTCCAAATCGCGTGTGAATTCAGGCATTATGTAAAGAGTGTGTATTATGTAATACATATGCGTAATGTTCCTTTGTTTCAATTTTATCTTGCTTTAATATTCTAAAGCGTTTTTATAAAAGCGTTTTTTATTTATAGAAGCGGAAACAACTTAAAGACATCCGTATATACATAGTATAACATACGCTCATAACGATGTCCTCTGCCTGCGCGGCAGCCGCCTCTACCCTCAACATTGTTGAACTCATCGAGAAAAATCCGATTACAAAGTTGTCACAAACATACAATAATCTTCTGCTAGATAAGATTCAGGAAAACTTCAGCACATTCGAACAACGATTGTTTGTCAGTAGTTTTTACTGTTACCTCAATTATGATAAGAATACTGACTTTGTTGTTGATTTGGATGACGTCTGGAGATGGTTGGGGTTTGCGTCTAAATTCAATGCTATTCGTTTAATTGAACCTAACTTCAAACTTAATGTAGATTATACAATCACGATTCCTGATTTAAAAAAATCGAAACAAGAGCAAGAAATAACAAGTGGTAGCGATGAAGAACACCCAACCGAACCGGTTAAACCCAAAAACGGCGGTCAAAACAAACAAACCATCAAACTCACTATCCGATGCTTCAAACTTCTCTGCTTGAAAGCACAGACCAAGAAAGCAGGTGAAATCCATAACTACTATTTATCATTAGAAGACCTACTTCATCAAATCCTTGACACTGAAACCAACGAACTTCGCGCCCAACTCGAACAAAAGAACGAAGTCATCAGCACTCTCAACCAAGCCACCATCACCCTCACCCAAGAAAAGAAACGCGCTATTGAACAAACCCTTATCACTCAATTTCCGGTGAATACTCAAACAATTTACTTCGGCACCATCGACAATACCAACGCTGACAACGAGAAACTTATCAAATTCGGACAGACTAACGACCTCGCTACCCGCGTCGCACACCATCACAAAAAATACAATAATTTTATTCTCGCCGCAGCTTTTCGTGTCGCAAATAGGACTGAAATTGAGAACAATATTAAATCCCACCCAAAAATCAAGCGCCAACTTCGCACGATTGAAGTCGCAGGTAAAAACAAAACCGAAATCATCGCATATGACAGCACCAATTTCACGATTGCCCGCCTTACAAAGCACATCGAAGACATTATTCACGCTACAATGTATAATGTGGAAAACTTCAATCGTCTCCTTCAACGCAATCAAGAATTGGAAGCTGAGAACGCGAAGCTTGTCACTGACCTTGAGCAACGAAACAAAACCATCCACGAACTCACACTCGCCAATAATGAGCTCAAAGAGAAGACCGCACAACAGTCGCAAGCACTTCAAATCGTCGCAAGCGAAAATGAATCTCAACACATTCTCCTCCCCGATAATGAACTCACGCAAAAGTTCGACCAATTCGTCGCGACATGCTGTATCGTGCGCCCAGATGTTGAAGAAGAGTCGGTGAATCTTGAAGGTCGATTCCGTCTATGGTCGCATACGAAACCAACAAAAGAGACCTTCCACGCACTGAAGCATTATATGGACGTCAAGTTCAAACCCAAGCGTATCGACCGTATTCACGGCTATCAGGGTATCAAATTGAAGACAGTGGAATACAAGAAGGTTGTCGCAAATGAGGCCGAAAATCCAGCACAATTCAGCGTTGAGACATTTATATTCCAGTGCTGTAAGTTCTCTGACCGTGGCAAAATCCTGAATTCTACACTTCTGAAAGAGTATCAGCAATGGAAAATCTCAGTGGGACAGACACCAAGCGAAAACGACATGAAGAACCTGAAGACGTATTTGAATGCGTGTCCGAACGCACTTAAGGCGACGATTTGGGCTGAAAATCAAATTTCCAATGAAGGCTTTTACGGCGTATCGCTAAATGAAAATTATTACACGATGACACAAGCCGTTATTCAAGAACAGGGTGCAAACGCTATCATCGGCGTCCAACTCTCAACCACAGGCAAGAAGGTGGAAAAACGATTAGTATCGTCAAATCAAGTCCTCAAAACGTGGAATACAATCGCGAAAGCCGCCGCCGATGAAGGTTTCTCCACCGCCAAAATGAGCCGCAGTGTCAAAGACAAAACAGTCTTCAATAATGATTATTATTACTGTGTCGCGCAGTCCGTCTAAGTAACGAATTCACACGACTAGTAATAATAAACAATCATTTTATTATCTCTTGGATTATAATATTATCTTATATTATAATTCAATCTTCCTTCTTCAATGAAAACTCTCCAACTTACGGTTCCGAAGACAATGTCTTCTACCGATTTTTCTGCTTCATCGGCGGCTGAAGCAAAGAATTCATCTATTAGTTTTGGCGGTGGCTACAGCCAATCAAGTGGTTGGAATGCCAATGTTACATTTACCAAAAAATGGTAGATGAAATACTTTAGCATAGGTATACATTATTATTACGGAGATACACGATATACCCGTAATAATAATGATTGTTTTCATTTAGAATATTGAAATACTAATCAACGGTCTTCATGTCATTCACATCAGCACCCGACAACCGCGATAACCCGTGGTCGTTATTCTTGTCCATCACGACATCATCGCTTTCAAAAAGCTCCTTGCGCATTTCCTCCACGGTCATCGTAACGGACGCAGTGTCATCTCCAGCATTCCAGATACCTCCACCGACACTCTCGACCGCGTCACTCACATCGCTGCTGCTGCTGCTGCTGCTCGTGCTACTTTCCAGAAGGTCCTTCGGCTTCGAATCGACCAACCGCTCGCCATCCTTCGCCAACATTTGAGTGAGTTTGTTCCCGCTCTCCTTCGCCAACTTGATATTCTCCTGAATCGCCTTCGCCTTCGTCTCTTTCACACGCTTGTCAAACTCAATCTTCGCCTGCTCCTCGTTCTTCTTCTTCTCCGCCATCAACTGGTTCAATGTCTCCTCCATATACTCGACACGACCAGTCTTATACGCGTCAGGGTGAAACGGCACCCACATTCCGACAGGGCCGACGAAGACGTCGTGGTTCGGGTCGACCTCACGCAACATCTGGCAACGCAATTCCGCCTCCTTCTGAGAGCCAAACACGCCACGAACCTTCAAACCACGCACAGATGTCTGGAAATTATGCTTCTCATTAAACTCGTTCTCAATGTCATCCTCGTGCTTATCCAAGAATGTCCTATACTCATCATAGATGTTCGTTTTCTGAAGGGTGTCCTTCTCTTCTTTAGCGAATTCCTGAAAATCAGCGGAGAGTTTGTCAAAACTAACGTGGTATTTAAATGCCGCGAAATTGAGAAACTGGATGAATTTCTCCATTGACTTTTGATAGTCCCAATAATGAAGAAACTTCTCGAAAAAGAAATGGTCTTTCTGCTTTAAAATGTGTTCTGGGGACACAAATGACAGACACGCGAACTTTTGACCGGCAATCGGCTTATCTTCCTCGAGTAAATCGATATACATCGGGTTCGGTTGTCCGGTTTTAGTTTGCTTGAGTTCTACACCAGAAGGAATGTCTGAAGACGACGACATTAAGCAATAATGATATTTATAATATAGTATGGCATAGTTGTTTAAGTGATTTATGGCATTTTTCGATGTAAAAATACACCGACATCGCCAATATTAATTTCTTATCATTATTTATAATAAATCGTCCATATGTCCGGTGTTTTTGATTTAGGCGAACTCGTCAAGAGAACCATTAAATATTTGGTAGAAGGTGTGATGGTCGCCATTGCCGCCTACGCCATTCCCAAACGCAGCCTTTCGTTCGATGAGGTCGCGTTGATTGCTCTTACTGCTGCTGCCACCTTCAGTATCTTGGACACCTATGTTCCAAGCCTCGCTGTCTCGGCGAGAACCGGTGCTGGTTTCGGTATCGGTGCCAACCTCGTCGGCTTCCCCACACCTCTCCGCGTGTAAATAGTGGTAACCACCCCTCTCCCACCCCTGCAGCAGAGACGCTATAATATATGCTGTCTTTAGTATATATTACAGTATTGATATATGATACCCGAATGGAATGACTTACGTAAATGGGTCGGTCTCCCTTCTCCCAAAAAAGAAAGCGGAGCAGTCACCGAACTAAGGAACAGATTTAGCAATTATTATTATCATATTATTGAGCGAGACCCTGACAATTACCGTATTCTTGTAGCGTGTTTGATTGTTTATATCATCGTGCTTCTTGTTCAGCCTACCCGGTATTATTGGTGGTATCCATCATTCAATCTCTCGATACCTGGAATAGGAACGGCTTTTCCAGACAGTCGAAGTGAGGTGAGCATCGTCATCAATGAATATATTATGAAGCGAATGCCAAGCGACATTGCTTTCTTTCGGATTACGGATATGAATGTTGCTGCCGCTTTTACAAATGTAATCAAGTCAGATGAAATGACCGAGGAGGAAATGACACGCATTATGACAGGTTCGCGCGTAATGTTTGTAATAAAGACACTGAAGTGGATATACAATCGCCCGCGACCTGCACAAATTGCCGCTGACTACATCAATGAGAAAAATGGGACACTGCTTCCTTCTGGCTCTGCCGATACACCAGCATATCCATCTGGTCACGCCGTCCAGACCTACTACTTGGCGAAAATACTCGCCCGTCGTTTCCCGGCAAAGACCCAGGCCGTAATGGAAATTGCAACCAAATGCGCCAATATTCGTATTATGGCGGGGCTTCATTACCCGAGTGACCGCGACTTCGGGTGGTGGGTGGTAGATAGGTATTTGACGGACGGGTGAGTGAGTAGTTTATCTTTTCATCAAGTCCAACATATTTTTCTCATAATTTACATTTTTCCGTTCGATATCACTGTATCCAGGTCGTTGGATAATCGACATCGGTGTAATAAGATACCATCGGTCAACACGCTGAAGGCGTTTCCAATACATATCGCATGCATATTCTGATTTATTTTCGGGATTTTTCATAAGACCGGCTAGGCCTTGTTCGAAATTCGCGATTAATGTGTCATAATACCGACTAGATACAAGATAACACGTCGCTACTTGACAATTCGCAACACGAAAACAGGTGGGTGGTTCCATTTTAAATGGTGGGAAATTATTCCCGGAAAGGAGTAGAACATCCCACTGGTCGTGAAAGCGTGAAAAAAACGAATTTACCTGTTGAATCAATACTTCTTTATGTATGAACATTGCGTCGTCTTCGAATATAAGAACGTGTTCCCATCCATTTTTTTTCGCAAGACGCAAACATTCCAGATGACTCATCGAACAGCCAATCGCACCGTGTTCGTGCTTTATGGCCGAAAATCGCGAAACAGGATAGAATAAAAAATCGGCTGGATGCAATCTGCGAAGGTCTTCAATCTGTTTCTCAAAGATTACACGGCGGTCGTTTCGAGAGTCAAGATTGATGTAAATCGCGTGCTTGATGTCACTGAATTTATTGAGCATACAATACAATACAATACAATTCGTATTTAATATGGTTTCGTGTTTATTCTACTTTCGTATATGACTTAAAGTTGTATTCTCTATATTACATTATAATATACGAAATGCTTACAATTAATATTATGGGTGGGTTAGGAAATCAACTGTTCCAAATTTTTACAGCAATTGCAACTGCACTTCGAAATAATGATACCTTCTTTTTTTTGAAATATGAGTCTCTTGGTGGAAATCCAGGGCATAAACGATATACATACTGGGACACATTGTTCAAAGGCCTACATAAATATTTACAACCGCTTGATGAAAAGGCACAACAAGAAACCGAGGCATTGCCTTCTTGGCAGGAGCGTGGATTTCATTTTACACCAGTTCCAACAAACACGAGAGAATTTACAACAAAACCGCTTCGTTTAACCGGATATTTCCAAAATGAGAAATATTTCAAGGATAAATACGACGATATATGTCAAATGATTGGACTTTCAGAACAACGACAAATGATAGCCGAATTGTATAAAAATGAACCCTGGTTCCGTCATTTTAATGGCGAATGTTCATCAAAAAACGGTGTCTTGATTGCTATGCATTTCCGAATCGGAGATTATACAATGAATCCACGCTATCATCCATTAATAAATAACGAATACTATTATCGATGTATTTCGCATATCATAACGAATACTAGTGTTGCTGCTGCTGCTGCTGCTGATTCCGCCCCCGCCCCCGTCGCGTATTCTTTCCTCGTTTTTTACGACCCTTGCGATAAATCAAAGGTAGAACAAATCGTTACTCAATTGAAAACTCGTTGTGAATGTGACGCAAATCATCCAGCATATAATAAAGATATTCAGTTTTTTTTTGTGCCAGATACAATTCCCGAGTGGCAGCAAATGTTATTGATGAGTTTATGTGACCATAATATTATCCCCAATAGCACATTTAGTTGGTGGGGGGCATATTTTAATCCGAATCCTACGAAAATCGTATGCTATCCATCGATATGGTTTGGCCCAGCATTGTTCCATTATGATACAAGTGACCTATGTCTGAAAACATGGGATAAAATAAATGCTTCACCATAATGAACGCGCGATTTGGAGAATAGAATGTATTTAGAACCAATATTTATATTACATTATTCAATAATGATAACCATAACGATTATGGGTGGATTGGGAAACCAACTCTTCCAAGTATTTACGGTCATCGCGACAGCACTCCGAAACCGTGACACTTTCTTTTTTATGAATTACGAGAGATTACCTGGCAATCCAGGGCATCCTCGATATACGCACTGGCAAACCATATTGAGTGGATTACGGCAATATCTTACTCCGAGTAATGATGTCACTGATAAAATGTTCCAGTCATTGCCGCGATGGGATGAAATCGGGTTTCCGTATAGACCCACGCCGACAGAAACAGTGAAATATACAAAACCACTTCGCCTTCACGGGTATTTTCAAAGCGAATTGTATTTCAAGGATAAATATGATGAAATTTGCCGGATGATACATCTACCCGAACAACAGAACGCAATAAAACAGACGTATGCCAATGAAGAATGGAGCTGCAATTACAGGGGCAGTCCTAATAAAACGCGAACACTGGTGAGCGTGCATTTTCGTATTGGTGATAGTGTCCAGAATTTACATATTCACCCCGTAATGGCGGTAGAATATTATTATCGCGCGATTTCGTATATTGTCGCGGGCGCGGGTGCAGGTGCGGGTGCAGGTGCGGGTGCAGGTGCGGGTGCTAGAGATTTCACATTTCTAGTATTTTATGAGCCGTGCGATAAAGCGATAGTTGAAAAAAATGTGGCAGAATTACAAGAACGATGTCGCGTATTATTCGGGAGCGACCGCGACCACGACCGCGTTAAATTTATCTTCGTGAGAGATACAATTCCCGACTGGCAGCAAATGCTACTTATGAGCGTATGCGACCATAATATTATCCCCAATAGCACATTTAGTTGGTGGGGTGCGTATTTCAACGCGAATCCTTCGAAAATTATATGCTATCCGAGTATTTGGTTTGGGCCGGGTGTTTCACACGATACGCGGGATTTATGCCCGAAGTCGTGGACAAAAATAGAAGCATCCGTAATGACAACTCTACCACTAATTCATAGGTAATCTTTTTACGCATAGTATGTATATTCGTCGTCATTGATGTCTACGCGACAATATACATATGCTCTCTCAAATGATAGTATCGACTTCATTTTATCCCACCCGAGTGTGGCAGCAGCAAAACTACGAATTCTAGAGAAGGGTGCTTCTTCCGAATACTTCACACTTCCATTGACCACGACGCTTCGAACGGAGTTATTTGAAACAATGGGGCTTCAGTTATCTGCTGTATCATCGATACCAATGCGTTGGATTGTTGGCGATACACCCGTGCATCAGGACCACGGTGTCGCTGATTTTACGAATACTTATTTAGTATATTTGACGAATAGTCCGGGGAATTTGGTCGTAGACGGTGTGTCGTATCCCATCCGGCGCGGTTATGGTTATGTTTTTCCGGAGGGACTTGTCCACGAAACGGTGGGGACGCGCGATGTGACCGCTGCTAGTGCCGCCGAACCGCGTCTTTTGTTGGGCCCGATGAGCGAGATGGGGTTTGCTGTGGGACTTGCTCCTGGTATTTATAATGACGGCGGAACAACAGTATTCATTCGTCAATCAGCAGTAGGGCAAGCGATTGAATTTAGCAGCGACCAAACGGATTGGTATGAAATTTCTTGGCCCTGCCGCATAGAAAATACAAACACTTCTTTAGGCGTTCTGACCGTCGAATTCATAACGGATATTACAATCGACGCTACGATTGGCGGTGACAATGGGTATTTTGTCGTGAATACGGAAAATATTCAAATGGGGTCGAGAGTTCTGAAAACCGACGGGACACGACCAGTCATTACGATTGACGGAGTAACGAATTACGCGGGGGCTATCCAAAATGGAACAGGTGGCGGTGGCGGTGCTAACGGATATAATAATATTTTCGTAATGAACCTTGAAATCCGTGCGGCGAATGGTGCACATCTCGAAAATGGCGGTGGATGGTTCGGCCAAGGACACTTCGGGAAAAATACAAACACTTATTCAAACATCTTTATAAACTGTCACTCTACAGGAGTTATAAGTAATAATAGCGGCGGTATCGTCGGGCATTACTGTGGGCCATTGAAAATATCCGCGTGTTCGTCTACCGGAGCGATTGATAATTTTGGCGGCGGTATCGTCGGTAGTCATTCACCCTCTACGTCCGGCTCGCTTCGCTGTGAATCTTGTTGGTCCACCGGAATAATTGGAGACAATGCTGGCGGTATAACGGGACATTCCACGAGTAGTGCCATCATAATGAATTGTTATTCGACGGGCGCTATCGCAGAAAACGCCGGGGGGATTTCCGGACACGAAACCGGCGGAAGCGGCTGCTCCGTAAGCGATTGTTATAGCACCGGTGCAATTAGCAACCTTGCTGGAGGTATTATTGGAAGCCATTCTGGTGCTGTCACTGTCTCCAATTGTTATTCTCTCGGCGCAGTGTCCACGACTGGTGGTGGCATTATGGGAAGAGTGCCCGGTTCAAATTCCACGAATAAATCGATTACGAATTGTTATGCCACCGGAACTACTCAACACGCACACGGTTATATCGTATCCGATTATATAAATGTAAATGGCACTCTCACGGTTCATACCGGCATAATCACACTCGCGAATAATTACTCAGAGGCGGCGAATTCGAGTTCAGGGTGGAATAATGTCCGCGCGAATACAGTGCTAACCGGGACGCCGGTTTCAGCGAGTTTGCCCGTCGGCGGAAAATGGGTGTATGCTGGCAACAACACGCCATATGAGCTCTATATGATGGGACATACGCCTTATACGCAAGCCGTTGTTATCGGGCCAGTGACATCTCCCGGAATT